CTAGAGGACTTCTCCCCGTACAGTACGCATTACTCTGCCATAGCGCTGTCTTAATATTTCTTTTGCTACTTGTTGATCATGGCACTTCCAAAAAACCTCCACCCGTTGCCATAGGTTATTATTTTTGCCGTACTCTTCGAGCGACTCAGAAGCAACATTGCGGGCAGGAGGAGATAGTAACCCTTTATCATTGACACCATACCGCAGCGAAGTTGTCCTACCAGTGCCGATGTCTTGAGAAGCGAATATAGGAGCGCTAACGTATTCACCATCCGTATCTGGGAACCCTATCGCTACATCGAAGATAAGGTCATCCAATTCGACCCAGGAATGATCAAAAAACCTGCCATTTGGCGCTTCAACAATGCCGATTGTTAACTCTGGGGTTAAGCCGATATCGTTCATCGTCACGAACATACCAGCCGAAGTAATGTGGCATGCTCCAAGCCACTCATTCAATTGGCTTAGTTCTAACCATGTCTTGTATATATCCAAGATCTGATTACCGTTTTCGAGTCCTTGCGAAACCTCTCTAGCTCTGTTCATCCACTGATCCACGACTACGCTCCCACAAATCACATTGAAATTTGATGATATAGAATTGCTAGAGCCTAGAACAAATCTCAATATCCCAATTAAGCTAAAATGAGCGGGCTAAAAATTTATTCATCTCCTGGGTGATATACCAGAGGAACGCTTAGGTCGTAAGTGTCCATCATGGATGCCGAGCGGTGGCCGCTGGCTTCTTGCTTTTCGTGGCGGGTGCCTTTGGTATCGGTAATTCCACGACGCTTTAGGTCGTGAAGGCCGAAGCGCTGGTCTTCTGTAATCACCCCTTCTTCGATAGCCAGCTTGATCAACCGCTGCCATGCAGTGTCCAGGCTCGACTTCCTTAAATCGCTGCCGTCGGCCGCCACGATTAGTGGCCGTGCTTCGGGATGCATCGGCACCGGCTTGCCTTTGGCCTTCCAGATCCCGGCGCGGCGCTCGGTTGCCGCTGTCCAGGCTTCGGTCAACCTTGGGTACCAGCGCACAATATTATCCCGCGAGCCTTTGCGGCGGTTAGTCATTACGCCCTGGGCTGTGCTGTTGGCATCACTTAGAGTTACTACCTCGATACCACGTAGACGGCAAATATAGGCCAGCTCCATGACCATCCAAAGGTAGGGAGCGCAAGCGCCTTTCTCGCCGCGTGTGCGCTGGCCGCGTTGGCGGGCAAACTCGGTTAGTTGGGCAATGGTCGTTAGCTCGGGCAAACGGCGCTGTTTGCGTTCTTTAGCTGACTCAACGCCCTGGGCTGGGTTGCTATCGCAGTAACCGCGGTTAATACCCCAGCGGAACAGACGGCGCAGGTAACGTAACAGGTGATTGGCTTTTGATGGTGTACCCTCGGCGGCGATCTTATCAACCAAACGCTGCACCAAGGCCGGTGAGAATTGCGACGTAGGTAGATCCCCCAACGGTCTATTCAGTTTGGTGGGCATTTCCAGCAGGGCGTTCCTGCAGTATTCATAATCTTGCTGGGTTTTGATAGCCAGCTCTTTGAGCTGTGCGGATTCGTGAAACTGTTTGGCCAAGTAGCGCAGGGTTCGGCGGTCAATGCCGCTGCGCTGTTCCATGATGCGGTGCAGTTCTGACAGCGTCGCATCGGCCCCGGCGATCCGCTCGCTTTTGAGCTTGCCCGCTTCATCGCGATATTGAACGTACCAACGGCCACGGCCGCGCTTGTCGTAATAAACCCCGTTCGGGAGCTTTGACTGGTTGATATGCGCGGGTATGTCCGGGCTATGTTTTCGCGGGCGTGTCTTCATAGTATGTCGCTAGGGCTTAGCTCTTTTCCCGGGGCGGTTTCAATGCCGCCCGCTTTGTTGATTAGGTCAATGGTGGTCCACGGTCCACGACGGCCATTAAACACGACTACCCCTTGTTCACGCAGGCATCGCGCGGCGTCGGCGGGCCGCTGGTAGCCGGTGATGGCTTTCAACTCATCGCAGTCTAATACGTTTTGTAGGCTCATTGCTTGCCCCTTGCCCGCCAACGATTGAAGCGGTTGCGGATCATGCGAAACGTTTGGCACGCGGCCGGGTTGCTATCCAGCTCGGCGCGGCTGCTGATTTTGCAGGCGGCGATCAACCAATCGCGGGCGTCCTGCTCGTTATGGGTGCCATCTGGTAGTTGGCTTTCGTTTAGCTGATGCTTGAACCGGCGGCGGCGATCTAGGTAGAGCTGGAACGCTTTATCTTGGCAAAGCATCGCGGCCTGGCGGGCGTAGGCGCCGCCTTTGGGTGGCGGTGGCGTTCTCGCCGGCGGTTTGTGTTTGTTATCAATCATGCTGCTTCCTCATTCTTTGCTGAGCAGGGCGAATGCTGCCGCTGCCACTCGTGGAACTTGTCCATTTCCAAGGGCTTTAAGTTTGTCCACCCTTGCGGCCACCCCATTAGCCACTCGACCCACGTCGGGTTCAGCTGGCCACCGTCCGAAGCCATCACCGCATGATCCAGCCTGTCGTTGCTGCGATCCGCTCCGCTCTTTCTCTTTAGGCTGGCTAGGCTGCTGCCCTTGCTCATGCTGGCCACCGGAGTAGGCCAATTTCTGACCGCTGTCGCCAAGCCGTCGCCGCTGCTCTTGCTGATCCCTGTCCGGTTGTAATTGCCATGAACAGTGGGTGTCGGCCAGTGCTTCACTGCCGTTTGAAGGTTTGGGGAGCCCACTTTTCTGGGGCCATGGCCTGCGCCCGTATGACTGTTCGCTAATGGCGTTGGCCACAATCCAGATTCTTTTTCTTTCATGTCTTGCACCAAGGTCGGCAGCTGATATGCAGCCCCACTGTGCATCAAACCCCATTTCGGCCAGGTCTCCGAGTACTCGTCCGAGTCCGCGAGAAGTGAGCATTGGGCTGTTTTCCACGAAGACGTGCGCGGGCTGTACTTCGCAAATGATCCGCGCCATTTCGCCCCAGAGGCCTGAGCGCTCGCCGTCGATGCCGGCACCTTTGCCAGCAGCTGATATGTCCTGACACGGGAATCCGCCTGAAACCACGTCAACAAGTCCCCGCCATGGCTTTCCGTCAAAACTGCACACGTCAGACCAAATCGGGAAAGCTGGGAGGGCTCCATCGTTTTGTCGTTGCGCCAGAACTTGTGCGGCGTAGGCATCACGCTCAACGGCGCAGACGGTACGCCAGCCGAGCAGGTGGCCGCCGAGAATTCCCCCACCAGCGCCCGCGAAAAGAGCCAGCTCATTCACGGAACCTCCTAGCTTGGCGCTCACGAATGCCCTGACACTCGATGCAGGTAGTCGCCCACGGCGCGGCTTGGCGGCGAGCGGCTGGAATCTCATAGCCGCAGTCGATGCATTCATCGTTAGCTGCCGGTTCAGCAATGCGGACCCGATTAGCAAGTGCGGTTTCAAGGTTCCGCTGGGTGATCTCAGCGGCGCGGTCGATGTTGTTGGCCATCGTTATTCCTTCGATTAACAAAGTTCGGGCGGGAAGAACTCTTCTTCCTCGCTATTAGCGGTTGGGGGAGGCGGCGCGAACATCTTTCGGGCCTTTTCTCTTGCTGCTACCGCGTCTTGGTACTCCGCGTCGGCTTCGGCGCGGTAAATTTCTGAGCTTTGCCACTCTTTGAATCGGGCAAGCTGGGCGTTTAGCTCCGCAGGTGAAGGCTCGCGCGGGGCAATATCGACCCCTTGCGTACAGTTAGTGACACGAGTCCAAGGGCTTTCGGCTTCGCCTACAGCCTGAAAATCACCCCCAGCCCGCGAGCCTTTCGCACGCACTTGCCACTTATAAACGCGAGTCATGTACTCGCTAGAAAAGCCAGCGCGGCCGGTGGCCACTAGGCCAAAGGTCACTTTCTGCTCTTCTCCGTATTGCCCACGCGCAACCACCGCTTCGGCGCCAAAGTATTCGCCGGTGGCGTGGCTGAACGTTTCGATGTGGGAGCCTGTATTCATCTTGGTTTCTACCCATGGCTTGATGGGCTGGTCTTTGCGTTTGGTCATCGGGCCACCCATGAGGCGTAAGAACTGGTCCCACTGGCCCGCGTTGGCGGCCTTGCGGATCTGGGCGAAGCGCATGGCGGCGCAAGGGTGCGGGCGGGTGGCCGCTTCCCAATCTTTAAGCATCTGGTCTTGCTTCTCTGTCAGGCGGCGCACTTCACGCCAGACTGTGACGCTGGGCAGGCCGAGGAACTGAAACTGGCGGATGCCCCACACGCTGGCCCACGCTTCAATACGTGGCGCGCTATCGGTCATGGAGTGATCGTATTTGTCGGCATCCATAAACTGTTCGCCGTTAATGTTTTTGCTGATGTACTTGGCGACGTAACCGGCGGCGGTGCCTTTCTTGTAGTCGATGCGCTTGGCATCAAAGCGGGCCGTCGTTTTGCCCCACCGGTTGAACAGCTCTTCCGGGTGCGCTTCTTCGGCGTATTCGCGAAGGGTGGCGGTTACCTGGGCTTCATGCTCGGGCTTCATCCACAACAGCAAATGCCAATGCGGGGTGCCGTCGTGGTGAGGCTCTACAACACGGATGCCGTAAACGCCGATCTCATCGCGGGCCAACTTCGCGCGGACCTTTGCCCAGAGCCCTTGCAAGTATTGCTGGGCTTCGCGGGGCGTAGCGCCCTGGTACTTGTGGTTGCGAACACAGTTATTAGCGATCACCGGGTGAAACTTTGACGGCGTGGTCATGGTGTAGAACATGCCTTTATGCCCCAGGCGGCGGGCTTCGACTTCGGTGTCACGAATGCGCAGCATTAGCTCTGCCCGGCGGTGGTCGGGATTCGCCAAGCCCAGCTCCGCCAGCTCTGCCAGCGTGTAGGTTTGGCCTTCCTGGTTGATGGCTTCCAGCGTTTCGAGCAGCGCGTTATTACGCAGGCGCTGAGAACGGCGGCGCTCAACTGTAAAATCACTGCAATAAATTCCCGCTTGCTTATGCACGCGGTGGGCTTCACGCATTACTTGTTCAACCGTGCGGCCACACTGGCGGCGCAACTTGCGACGCCACCAGAGTGAACAGCTCAAACGGGCCAATTGGGTTTTAGCCGGTAGCTTGTCGCTGGGCGGGGTGATGCCATGGAGTGCGCAACGGGTCCGGCCTTGCTCGATAGCGCGGGCGCGCACTACGGAAAGGCAAAGCGGGCGTAGGTACTGCCAGCGCTGAAACCGGAAATTGCCGATGAACGGCGGCGGCGTGAATGGGTTAGCAGCACGGGCACAAGCGTCTTGATAGGCGCGGAATTGTTCAGACAGGGCTTTACCGTTGCTCGCCATGCGTGGCGGCGCGGGCGAAAGCAACCCCAGGCGCTGCAAACGGTTCATCCTGGCAATATCGCCTATCAAGAGGCTCGAATTTTTATCAATGGCTGATGCTTGGGCTTGGGCGTAGTTGACCAGGGCGTCATCGTCGTGGGTGGCGTTCAAGCTGCCCACAACCAAACGGCGCTCAACGCTGAGTAGCCAAGCGCTGGCAGCTTGAATGCCTTCAATGGTGGTTGAACCTCGATTGACCAGCGCACTCATGGCCCGCGCAAGTGCAGCGCGAATAGGCATAAAGCGCGACAGGATGAATGACGGCTCGACCAGATCTTGGCTATTACGCCGTAGCCACCGGTTACCCGCTGCGTTGCCGTGCTGCTGGGCGACGTAGACGAAACCGGCGGCGAGCTGTTCAGCCCAGCCGGGCAGGGCGTCAAATATCGCCCCACGCCATTGGTGGCATTCGATGTTGCCGAACGTGCGGCTTTGTTCGAGCGCGCTCACGCAACCCCCTTTTCAATCAGGCCCAGCCAGTGCAGCGCGGCTTTGGTGTTGCCTTCGGCCAGTGCTTGGCGGGCGTGGCTGGCAAGCTCGCAGCTGGGATGCTGTGAACGGTTGCGCAGCTGGTCGCGCAGCCCCGTGGCGTAACTGCTCATGCGGTGGATGGCGGCACGGATAGCGGCGCGTGCTGGCTTCGCTAGCTGGCTGATTTGCTGGGTGGCGTCTTCTTTTAGGCCCGCGCTTTTCAGTACCAAGCGCCGTTCGGCGTGGGGGAGGTTGGCCCACACGTCGATAAGATCTTGATCAGCGGCGCGGCTGTGCAGCTCGGCGCGAAGTTCGCCAAAGCCCGCGCGATCCTGCTGGACGCGGGGCGGCGCATTGCGGGCGGGTAGTGGGGTCACATTAGCCATTGCTAGATACCTCAGTGCTCTAAAACGACAGGGCGGCGGGTATCGGCATCAACCACCTTAGCCAAACCAGCGTCGCGGGCTTGCTGAATCATCCGGTCGAGGTCGCGGGCGGTGAGCATTACCGGGCGGCCAGCGCTATCGCGGAAAATAACGACATGGGATGTGCAGGCGTCTACGTCGATGCTCGCGGCTTCGTTGACGCTATCGAGATCGGCAAACGCCTGGATGGCGGCCACTTCGGCAGTTGCTTCGCTGTGGCCGTAATCGTTCACGAGCGTGCCGATGGTGATGCGCAGCGCTTCAACGCGGCTATCCCAGCGGTGCTGCCAAAGCAGCTCGGTAGCTAGGTCGAATGGGGATTTTGCAGCGGTAATTGGCGTTACATTCATTGCTTCAGCTCCTTCATGTGGTCATTGATAAGGCGTATCTGGCCTTGTGCTTCTAAGAACAATTTTCGCTTCAACCAGGGTGATGGTTTGATGTCGACGCCTGGGTCCGGGCAGTAACTGAACGCCAGCGTCTCATCCAGAGTTACGCCTCCCTTGCAGCGAAATCCGCATCCAAACTCGTTGGAGCAGTTGAAATAGAGCACGCGGTATTCTGAAAGCGGCGTCTTCGAAGTCCGCACTTTCATGAATGAACCGCAGTGAGGGCAGTCGAACCGGAGCCGACTGACCTCTGTCGTGACCGGCACTCCCTCCAATACGAGCTCCTCGTCTTTCGTATCAGTCACCTCGCCCCCCTTATTTCGTAAAGGGCGCGGCCTCGCCCTGTGAGACTTCCAACGCCCTTGCGTAAGCGACGGCGGAGAAGCCATTCGGCGGCTTGGTCAATTGTTTCGAGGCCTTCCTGCTGCCGCACGGCTTCAAGCTGCTTTTCCAGCTCTTCGTCCAGTGGTAGGCGGTTTTTCTCGGCCATAAGTGCTCCTTGAGGACCTTTTTTGTGCCTGCCATTAACCGGCGCGCTGGCCCACACTGGTGTTCACGAGGTCGCCAACGCCGAGTGTTTCGAGCGCTTCTTTCAATACCAGTTGTCGGAGTAGCGTGGCTTTCGACATACCGGTGTAGTCGACGAGGGCGTCAATCAACCGGGCTTCGTACTCGTCCAAGTTGATGGCGGCGTAACGTTGACGGATGCGACGAGTGTCTTGATGCATTTCCTAATTCCTTATGCGGACGTCACAAACGGGGTTAATCAGCGATGAGAGATTCGTTTTTGTACTGGCTAAGGCCCCGAAGAATCAGCATTCGGGTGGTAGCTGACCTTGAGCGGATCTCTGTCGATGCAATCTGATCGATTAGGTTTTTTTCTTGAGGGGTAACACTGACGCTGAATTGCTCAGTCGCACGGTCATCACCCATTTTTGGAACATGGCTAATAGCGTTTGGGGCTTTCATGGTTTAGGCTTCCATTCAATTACAGTCATGTACTTTACTGGTCTGTTCGGATTTTGGGACAAAATATCCCAATATTCGAATGAAAAGTATTCACTATTTGGAATATTTACATGAATGAAGATCATTTAGGCGCGCAAGTACTTGAAAGGCTTAAAATTGCCTATGGCGTTAAGAATGATCAGCAGCTCTCAAAAGCTATTGGTCGTGCTCCATCGACTATTCATAACTGGTCGAAAAATGGAAATATCCCAACTTCTGAATGCATCGAGGCTGCTAAAACTACCGGAGTATCCCTAGATTGGTTGCTTCTTGGGGAGGGTGTGGCCCCAGGTGCGGATAAAGATTCTCTTGCTCAGCAAAAAGACCCTCATTTTTATCGGGGCTTAAGCGATCCCAACATCGCATCAATCCCGATGTACGATGTGGAATGTGCAGCGGGCAGTGGCCGAGATTTCACAGAAGAAAAAGTGCTGGGTTATTTCCACATGGACCGCGCCGTTCTCGCTGAATTGAAATTGCCTGATTCAGGGGTATGGGTACGAGCGCGCGGCGATAGCATGGACGGTACGATTGATGATGGCGATTACGTGTTTGTCGACTTCAATCAACGTGATCCGAGCCGTGAGGGCGTTTATCTGATTCTGATGGATGGTGAACGGCGGCTTAAACGTATGCAACGTGTGGCTGGCGGTGGATGGCTGCTAATCAGTGATAACCCGCGCTATGACAAAGAATTGATAGCACCGGATAAAAAGCAATTTGTTGAAGTGCTTGGGCGGTGTTTAGTGAATCTGGGGCAAGTGCTTTAGGTAATTAAAAAAACCAAAAGGGAGTAAGGGAATGAAAAAGATAGCATTTTTGTTTATAGCCGCTTGGGCGTTTGTTTTCTCAATGGCAGCGCAAGCCAATTGGTATGAAGGTGGAACACTGCATGAGGCGTCGGCACTTGAATGGCAGCAAGCGACGGACGGAAATAAATTAGCGACCGCTGGCGATCTGTTCGCTGTGCTTATGCAGAATGGATATATTACTTCATCGATCACTAGCCAGATAAAAGGTGTTAGCGATCTGCGCAGATTTTCACAGGAGCTAGCCAATCAGCTGGACGATGCCTTCCAACCTGATCCCGATCCTGAAGAAAACCGCCGTTTATTTGCCAATCAAAAGGTAAATGAGTCGGCTGTTTTGATTATGACCATGATGGGCTGGATTGATTAATAATAGGTATCTCTTATGAAGCTGCTAAGATATTTTTTGATTGCTGTTTTTATCGTTATACCCACCTTAGGCTTCGCCAACAGTGGCTTAGAAACTAAGCGAGCTGAAATTGAAGAGGGGACCGACTTTGGCTTTATGCCGGGCGAGTATGCTGCCCGCTTCAACGGTCACCTTAACCAGCTAGGTCTTCCTTTTTCTTTAGACCCTTCAATCAATGATGAAGATGTAGGCGCCCAGGCTGTTTTCAGCTCCGTATTTGCTGATACGGTTGCTGTTACTGGGACTGCCAAGCCTGAGTCTCGCTTGGTGAATGGCTTGATTTTGAATGGCACTGGCAATGGGACAGAAGAGTCGGGGCAATTAATCCTTCTCATGTTTGCTACTGCCATCGCTTCCATTAACCCTAGCGACTACCCTGACGATCACCTGTCTACTGTTCTTAATTTGCTCGGTGATATGCAGAACGATCCAGGCTCAACTGCTAGCACTGTTATTGATGGCAATACCTATAGTCTTTCCAGCTCGCCATATACTGGCGTAATGCTTGGCATTAGTCCTTCCGAGTAAGGCTGATTTCATGCGCTTAACTTACCTTGGCCCGCTGGGTATGGGGCTCGACCATCCAGCGCTGCACAACGTGGATTGCACTGGCTACTCGCCTAATTGCTTTGCCGTTGAAGTCGGCGTCGAGGCGGGCGTGCATGGCCCGGTAATAGAGGGCGATGTACTGGTTGTTAATGAAGCGCGCGGCTTAGGTCACGACGATTACGCAGTAGTGGAGATGGACGATGCGTTACATCTTTACCGCGCCCATCGTGTGGGTACCCGTTTTCGGTTGCTGCCCGTGAATGGTGGCCAGGGGTTGATGGCCACCGCGCGCATGGTGCGTGGCGTCGTTGTGCATCAAGCGCGTTGCCAGCTGGATGAAGAGGTTAATGTTAAGGCTTTCGCCTAACAAGATAATCTGCTGAAAATTTTGAACAGGTGGGTGAGCATGCAAGGTTTTGTTATTGACTTGATCAGTTCTGACGAGGTGTGCAGCCTTCGAGGAAGAGCACAAGATGGGCGCGTAGCTGAAACTTTCGCCTGTGATTTACTCTGGCCCGATGGTGAGCAGCGGCGAAGCTACCTGAAGTGTTTCACCAAAGATCGCTACCTTGGTGTGGTCAATGAAGTTACTGGCTATGTGATAGCCCGTGCCTGCCATTTGCCTGTACCCGAACATGCTGGGGTTGTTCAGCTTAGCGAGACTCTGATCGCCTCGCTTGGCATGGTTCCGGATGAAATATATCCATACGCATTTGCTGTCAGCGAAGCGCCAGGTAGCTCGCCTAATTCCAGATTCGAAAATTTGCCACACGAACTCACTGTTCGCCTCACACGCCAACTTCTCAGTGGCTGGCACGGAGCCCCTCGACTAATAGCGTTTGATGATTGGGCAGCAAATGAAGACCGAAATTTAGGTAACTTCTTAATTAAAGACGAGAAGAATGCTTTCATAATTGATCACAGCAATCTCCCAGTTCGTCTGATGTGGACAGACCAATGTCTTGACCCAAGCGGGATCTATCAGAATCAGATGATGGCTATCATGACATATGAGCAGGGTTTGCCTTTTGATGCTGCTTTTGTCACCCGAGCCGCGAAATCACACCCTGATGCTTTAGCTTCTGCAAAAACTGAGCTGGATTATTGGTGGGGTGCTTTTCTGGGCCCAGATCCTGCTAGACTCAACTCCATTGGTAATTTTTTTCACACCAGAGCTAAACAGGGCGAAGAACGCCTTAGCCATACTCTTCATTTGCTGGCGGTGTAACCATGCTGATTGATGAGATTTTTAAAAAGCAGAGGTCGGTGTCCAAGCCGTTAGTTAAGGGCTCATGGTACCGCGTCCAGTGGACGCCAGACGTGGCAGCGAGTGAACGCCTTAATATTGGCATTGCATTCGTAGATAGCGACGGCGGTAGAACGATTCAAACCATCGATGAATTTGCTCGCTTGCGCTGTTTGTATGGGCAGGAAGTTATTTTTCATGCCCAGCTCGCATGCCAAATCGCTAATGAGCTTGTTCAGCAGGAGAAAAACTTCTCCGAGCTAGGTACCCCCCAGCTTCACTTCATTGAAGGCGGTTTCGCTCAAGGGGATAGCGCAGCACAAATCCTCAGCCGTTTAGTTTCTGACTTGGTTCCGTTAAGCATTTCATCGGCCAGATCGGCTCGCCATGTGCCTGTAACAAGGAAAGCAGCATCTAAAAGCGTATATGAGGCCTTGGCTCTGCGGCTAGGTAGAAGCACAGCGTCAAAATATATTCCCGAAGAACCTACCATCATGACTAATGATGGCTTTGAAATATTTCTGCCTTTTAGACGTGAAGCTGATGGCAAGCTTAGCAATGGTGAAGCAGCTACACTTGTTTCTGCTGATTTCACCAAGCCAGAAAAGGTACAGAGCGAGCTACTGGTTGGACATCGGGATATATCGTTGGCATTACGCGAGAAGCTGTTCTCACAAGGGGAGATATTTATCCTTCGCCCAAACAAAGACAGCATGCGTAAAGATGCTTTGAACTACGCAGAGGCTGAAACTGATAAGTTTGCCCGCTACCTCACCAGCATGGGCATACCTTTCCAGCAAGCGGACACCTCTCAGGAGATCACCGAACAGGTGCAAGAATGGTGCCTTGCTAGTTAGCTATAACATTAAAAGGCCCCGCTTAAGGCGGGGCTTTTTTGTAGGCGTTAGTTGGGGGCGGTGGGGTTGCCGTTGCGGGTTTCGAGCTGCAACGCGGTTGTGTAGCTGCTATCTGTCAGGTTGTGCGTGACTTCGGTGACGATCCACGGCGTGGCGTCGATCTGTGGTTTCCATCTAGTGCTTTGGTTTCGCTGGTGTGTGTGCATAGGCGCTGTAAGCAATATCTTACAAACGTAGCGATAATGGCTTACATCACGGAGCTGGATTGTCTGTTAGGTTAGGTGGGCGCCTGGATGCGCGAGCCGGAAGGAGCCAGCTTTGCTGTAAGGATACGGATACCAAAAACCCTCGGCCATTGGATGGCCGGGGGTTATGTTTTTGGGCTTATGCGCTTTTGCGAGTTCTAGCCAGCTCGGCCATCGCAACGCGTGCGAGAAAGCCGCTTCGTGTTTTATCCCCAGGGTGGCTAGCCACAAAGTCGTCAATTTGCTTGAGCAGCAGATCGGGCAGGGTGACGTTGATTTTATGGCTCTTGCCCAAGTAAGGGGTTACGTCGATATCGACCACGGCCCAGATCCAGCCCTCAAAATCCGGATTGTCCATGTGGTGCTCAATGGATGTGGCTTCGGGAATGGGGTCGCCGTAATCCACGGCCACTTCCAGCCAACCCTCAATGGCCTCCTTGGCATTGGCTAGGGCTTCTTCAAAGGTATCGCCAGCCGAGTGACAGCCCAGCAAATCGGGTACCACGACGCCATAGGCGTGCTGTTCGTCGCCGCGCTCAATTGCAATGGGAAATAACATACGTAGACCTCTGTCGGTGTCGGTGCGGGGCAGCAGTGGCTGGCCTCATTCGAGGCCAGCGCTTTTTCTGATTCCCTTTACAAGCCCTATTTTCAAATCCTTTTTGGGATGTGGCACTGTCACTGTGCCGGGCTTGGTAGGGTGCCTGAAGTGGTGGTGGCTTCCGTTGACTCTAACGAGTTCCCAACCATCTTTCTTCAGTTCCTTTATCAGTGCTCTGCTATCCACCTCCTGCCCCTTCGCTTTGAATTCGGGGTTACTATAACCCCTCATAGCTTGCGGATCAAGAGTTATAACTCCAGTAACCCCAAGTTATTGCGCTAAGTAAGCGGCCGTGTCTCAAGCTGTAGCGCGGTGGTGTAGCTGCTATCCGTCAAGCTGTGGGTGACTTCGGTAATGATCCACGGCGTTGCATCGATCTGTGGTTTCCAGCCAGTGCACCATACGGGCGTTTCAGGGAATACGTCAGGGTCGCCTATGGCTTGAGTGATGCTGAAATAGGCCACGCCGCGCTGAATGCGCTGCCATTCCGCTTGCGCGGCTTCTAGCGCTTCCTCTTCGCTCGCGTAGGTGTGGCGCAGCTGTTGTGCGTTTTGTGGCTCGCCGACTGTTACCGCTTCGCGGGTAGCGTGTGCTTTGTTATTCCAGAGCGCGGTGACGCCGGTGAATGCGTCGCGCTCGGCCATTAGATAGCGGTGCTGGTCGCCGCTTTGGCGGTGCAAGTGAATGGGCGGGATCTCTAACCCGGTCGCTGTTGTGGCTTGCCCTGTGGGTACAAATATCAGGTGGCCGGTTTTGACGGTGGCCACCGCGTCGAAACGTTCGGCCAGGCGGGTGAGGAAGTGGAGGTCTGATTCGTCGGTTTGATCAATATGCGTGACGCGGGCACCGGCCAACGTGGCCCCTACGCTGGGCGTGAGGTCGTGGCGTTTGGCGATGGTGGTAATGATGTCTCGGACGGTGACGCTATCCCAGCTCTGGGTACGCTTGCCCGGCAGGCCTTGTCGCATATTTGCACTTGAGGCGCGAATGTTGAGGGTGTCGGGGGCACCAGTGTGCTCCACTTCATCGACCGTAAACGTGCCGCGCTCGGTTAACGGCTGGCCTTTCCAACCGATGGCCAGGGTTAGTTCGGCGCCGGTGGGCGGTATATCGAGCATGCCGTCGTCGTCGGTTAGCGTTATGTCGAGTTGGTCGGCCTGCATGCCGCGCCGGTCGTGAAGCGTGAGCAGGGATAAGCGGGCACGAAACTCGGGGCTGATGACCTGGCCTTGCAGGGTGATGCGGTAGTCCGGTTGCATGCTCATGCCAGCGCTCCGGTGATTGCGCGTAGGGCGCTGCTTTCCAGAACACCAAGTAGCTCGGTTCTTGCCTCATCAATGCGGGTTAGCTGTAGGTCGAATTCGATTTGCTTGGCGGCGCCGTCGCGGAAAAACTCACTTTTGCGCTCCTGCAGGCTAGTGATGGTGAACATGCCGTAATAGGTGCCGGTGCCTTCGATCAATGGCCACGCTTGGCCTTGATCTGCCAGGGCGCGCAGCATATCTAGATTTTGTTGACCGCCTGTAAACATGGGCAATAGCGTACCGGTTAGGTTGATTGTGTCGTCGCCGGGGCCTAAAAACTGGTGTACCGGGCGGGCATTGATGCGGCTTTGGCTGGCGTGGCGCCAAGTGGTTTGACGCTGTAGTTCTTGATACGCCGCTGTACCCAGCCCGAAGACGAACATTCCATAACTCATCATCATTTGAGTGGCTCCTAATCGTTATCGTAAAGGTTTCGGCGCGCAGCAGCGGCGAGACGCTGCTCGGCCAAGCGCATACGGCGGTCTATTTCTTCGCCCACCAGCCGTGCCAAGGTTTGCTCATCCATCGCCGGTGCGGCGTTAACCGTTAGCCCGCCCAAGTTGATAGTGACGCTGATTGGCTGTGAGCCAGCATGGCTTTGAAGCGGTGGGCGGGCGTCGATCTGCACGCCGGTGGTGTCGATGTCAGCGACGGCACTGGTGGAGAGCCCCGCGCCAAGAATGAGCCCGCCCGCTGCGTTGCGCAGGTTGTTGGCAAGGATGCGCACTTGCTTCAGCGGGCCATCGGAATCGCCCTCGATACCGTTGGCCAAACCTTTGGCCACGTCGACACCGATGCTACGAAACACGCGGCTGGGGGAGTGGGTGTCCAGGCGTTCGCGTGCTTCATCTTCCGCCCCACCTGTTAGCCGGTTTATGGCCCCTCTTGCCCACCCTGTTGCACTTTCAATGCCATCGCCCAGACCTCTGGAAATATCTTTTCCGACATCGACCGCACCACTCACGGTATCGCCCATCCAGCCTGCTATGTCGCTGGCTAAACCGGTTACGTAGTTGCGCAGCTCGCCGATCTTACCGGTGATGCCATCGATGATGCCGTCGACTATCATGCTGCCGAAGTCGCTAAATTTTTCCGGTACGGAAATACCTAACCTCTCCACGGTGCTGATGATGGCGTTATAGATCAGCCCATAGGGCGACCAATTGAGCAGCAAGCGGGCAACGCCGCCGATCCCTTCGCTGAACGCATCTTTCACTTGCTGCCATAGGCCGCTGAAAAACGCCTTGATGGGTTCCCAGTATTTGTAGATGACCAATGCCGTGGCGGCGATGGCGAGGATTGCCCAGCCGATGGGATTAGTGGCCAGGAATATAGCGGTCGCTTTTAACGCGCCCAATAGGCCAACCGTAATGGCCTTACCCACGGCAAGCAGCGCGCCCCCAGCGGCTTTTAGTGGTGTGGCCAGCCACGTTGCCTTTATGCCTAACGCGGTTATTGCAAAACGGGTGAACAATAGCGGCCCGAGTATACCGGCGAAAGTCATAGTGACGGCACCGCCAACAGTAGCTAGGGCGATCATGCCCGCTGCCACCTTGGCGATAGTCCCGGCTAGTTCGGGGTTGGCCTTTATCCAGTCGCCGACAGCAACAGTAATCGACGTTATACGCTGCACTAATTCGCGCAAGGGTCCTTCGTTAGTATCAGTAATGGCAATGCCAATTTCAGCCCAGGCGCTTTGCAGTTCTTTTAAATCTCCGCCAATGTTATCGCTCATAACACGGGCCATCTCAGCATTTTCACCGGCGTTGTTTCTTAGCTCTTCCAGTAACTCGGTTAGGCCACCCGCGCCTTGCTGATTAATAATTTCAGAAATGCCAGCACCTGCCTCGACACCAAAGATCTCTTGGAAAATGGCCGCGCGCTGCACATTCCCTAGGTCTTTCGTTGCCTGGAAAGCGTCATTTAGGATCTTTTCTATATCGCGCATGCCACCCTCGGCATTGGCAACCTCTATACCGTATTGCTCCATTAGCCCTGCTGCTGCAGCGGTGGGCTTGGTTAAGCGGTTTCCTAATGCACGAACAGCGGTACCCGCTTGGCTGCCTTGAATGCCGATATTGCCCATTAAACCGGTCATGGCGGCGGCTTGTTCCAGGCTGATATCAAGGCCCTCCAAGTTGCCCAGGTACTTGAATGTTTCCCCTAGCATTTCAAGGTTGACGTTAGTACGGCGCGCTGTACCAGAGAGAATATCCGCCACACGGGCAAATTCACCTTCCCCTTCCAGGTCGACTTTGAAGCTACTACCGATGTTTGAGGCTATATCGGCAGCGCGAGCCAGTTCTGTGTTGTTTGCCAAGGCAAGGGCTAGCACGTCGTTCATTGATGCTTTGATGGCATCGCTGCTCAAACCCGCGCGCATAAGGAACTCTTGCCCAGCACCTACTTCATTGGCACTAAACGCCGTTGAGGCACCAAGATCCCGCGATTGCTGGCGTAGCCCTTGATAGCGCTCATCGTCGGCACTGAAACCGCCAACGGCTTGTAAGGTACTCATCTGTTCCGCCCAGGCGACGCCTGGCGTTAGCAGACGGCTAGCGGCATAGCCTTGCACCATGCCGGTACCGAGCATGCCCGCGCCCACGCCTTGGGCGCGGGAAACGCGGGCCATGCCATTTTGGTAGCGGTCGCGGGCTTCGGTTAAGCGCCGCTGCTGGGCGGCTACTTCGGAGAGGTGGCGTTTTTGTTGCTGTAGGGCAGTGTTTAGTCGCTCCTCTTTTGTTCGCAGCTCGCGGGCGCTTCTACCGAGGTTATCGGTGCTAATGCCCGCTTCATCGAGGCGGGTTTTTAGCCCACGGATGCGCTCGGTTTGGGTCGCGTGGTTCTGGGTGAGCCGCTTTACTTGCTCGGCGGCGGTGCGGGTTCGGTTTGTGTATTCGCGCATTGCACGGGCGGAGCGGTCGAACTCGGTTTGCTGGCTGTGCAGGCGTATTCGTGCGCGCTCCAACGATGCGTTTAGCTGGTCGCTGGGACGCTTAGTATTTAGTAGCTCGGTCGCAAAACGGTCGTATTCACGGCGGGCAACCGTGAGGCTTGATTTAATACCTGCGTGGGTTTCGCGCTGGCGTTCCAGTGCCTGGGTGTACTGGCGGTTGCGTTCGCGGGCGTCGCGCATTGCGCGCGTAGTGGTGCGTAACGCGGCGTTAGCCTTGCGGTAGCTGGTGACGTCGCTTTGTTGACGCTGCAGGGCTTGGAGCTGGTCGCGGGTTTCGCGCATGGCTTGGCCGGTTTGGCCAGCGCCTTGGCGCATGCGTTTTAGCGGACCGGTGACACGGTCCACGGCGTTGAGCATCACTTGCAGTCGTAGATTACGTGCCATCGGTTTTCCTATTTACTGCGCTACTTGCCGCCCTTGGGCTTGCTGCCTTCGTGACGCTTTCGGGCGCGTTCGCGCCACTGCATTAATTCTTCCAGCTCCATTCCGTCCATCGCGCTGGGTTCCCAGTGGAACACCATGGCGAGATCCGCCATGGCGTCTTCGACGAACTCGGGCAGGCTTACGCCTCGATGTCCTTGTACTTTTTTGGTGTTAAAAAACCGTTCAGCGCCGTGCCGAGCTGGACAAGATCCACGATATCCATGGTTTTAAGTTCGGCTTCGGTGAGCGCGGGCGTGGTAATGCGGGGCATAACTTTCGTAAGGGCGGCAACGTCCAGGTTCATGATGTCGACCAAGGAGACGCCACGCATGCCGCCTGACATGGGTTTGCGCACGGTGATTTCTTCCACCAGCGTTTTGCCACGCTGTAGCGGTGTTTCCAGCTCGACGACTTCTGTCGGTACGCCTGGGGCGGTGGCTTTGGCTTCTTCGGCGGCGATCTGGTTTTCAGTCTTGTCAGTCATGGCTTTGCTTTCCTATGTGTTGGGTGTGGCCACCGGGGTGGCCGTGGTGAGTAATCGGATGGTGGTTACAGGCCGAGGGCGCGGCGGCGTTCGGCGAGGCGGTCCACGCCGTAAACGGTAAATATGTAACCGGGCACGTCGCGTTCCATTACTTCTTCGCCGTCAACAGTGAGCTTGAAGTAAGTGAGCGTCGTGGTAATGCTCATCTGGTTGTTATCGCCTTTGCTGGCATCGCCCATACCAATCGTTTTGTGGCGGCCGCGCATGACGATCGTGACGGGAATAATGCCGCCGGTTTCATCGGATTCGTAAGAACCTTCAAAGCGCAGCATGGTGGCGTCGTGGATTGGGCTTCCGTAGCTTCGAAATACTTCGGCAATCATTCCACCGGGCGTCCATTCGAACGTTTGCAGTTCGTTACCATGGTCGACTTCGATGGGGCCATCCATACCGCCGCCTTCGTACTCGACCATTCGCCGCGCAAGTTCCGGCAGCGTCAATTCTGGAATCATGCCCTGCCAGTTATTGCCGTCGCCGAAGAGGTTAAAGTCCTTGAGGATGTGAGGTAGTGCCATTGTGGCTTTCTCCTATTAGTGCGCCAGGTGGCGGCCGTTAGGCGGCGACGCGGTCGGCAAAATCAACGAGGTATTGGTCGGTAATGCGCTGTTGGAACATGAGATTTTCGAGCGGCGGTACAGGCGTGTAGTCGTAGTCGATGTAGAGCTTGCCGCTTTTAAGTACTTCGGGAGTGTTGATCTCGGCATCGAACCAAGCGGAACCGCCCAGGATATAGCCGCCCCGTTTTAGCTCACGGAACTTGGCGTTGACGCCTTCGATGATGTCGCGCGCTAAGCTGGGGTGCATGGGCTTATCGATGGCCCAGAGGTGCGCTTCCGCGATTGTGTCGGCCAGCACTTGGGCGGTGCGTGTATAGGATTCGAACGCGAAGAGCGGATCTGCAGAACACGTGCGCGAGCCCCAGAAACGGAAGCCTTCTTTGCGGATGAGCGTTGTTACATCAGCTTCGTTGAGGTAGCCCGCGTCGGTGTTTGGATCTTGCAGATCCCATGAGACGTCTTTGGTAATACCGGTCACGCCGTTTACCGGGACGTTGGACAGGGTTTTATGCCAGCCCACTTCGTTATCCAGCCGGGCGCGGTGGCCAAGGGCTTTGGCAACGGCGGGCAGTGGGCGGGTTTCTTCGGCGTCTACGTCAAACGCTTGCCAGTTCGGCCAGATAATCATCACTTCACGTTGACCAAAGTTTTCGCGGTACATGCGGGCCTGTTCTTTGGTTTCGCAACCGTGGGCGAACGCATACACAAACCCGCGTAGCTGCTGTGCGATGCCTGCCAGGGCAGCGGTAACGGCCTGGGTGTCGAGATCTGGTGCGCCGAAAATCCTTGGTTTGACGCCGAACTTGGTTTCAGCGGCAGTAAACGCCTGAATGCCGGTTTTCTTGCCGGTGGCTTGATCCACGCCGCCGATAACGTTAGCCGTAGTAGCCTCAGCGTCGCTGCCTTCTGCAACACGGACCAGCACAACCACTGCTTTGGTTTCTTCGACGATGGCACGCAGGGCATTGCGCAGCGTGCCGCCTGCGCCTGCTTGGCCAATGGCGGTATAAATATTGGTGATCAATACCGGTTCGTTGAGCGGGAAGGGCTCATCGACACCGCCCGCTAGCCGGACGCCTTGGGCAGTGGAGGCGATGCCTTGGCCGTCGCCTGCAACAGTGACGTTTACCAGAGCAGAGGCAGCATTATCGGCATCAATCGCGCTGGCGACTTCGTCGGCGGTGCTGAGCAGTTCGCCGTCGGCGTCGGTGGCTAGCGTTACCGTGATGTGCTTTTCCAAAACGCTGATATTGATGGCGGTGGAGGGCTCGCCGGGGTGCAGGTGGGTAACGCGAATATTGTTTCCTGTGATACCGACCTGGGCGGCGGTGTAGGTGAGGTTGCCAGCAGTTGCAAGGCCATTAATCACCGCGCGGGCGGCAACGCCTGGGCTTGCGTTAGGGGCGGTAGCCGCTAGGCCAATAACGGCGGTACTAATAGTACGAATTGGGCGAGTGCCTTCGTTAATTTCGGTAACGCGGGCGCCGTGATGATAGTCGGGCATGGGGGCTTGTCTCCTGCGCAGGTTCAAGCGTGGTGCAATGAGTAATGAATCAAAGCACCAATGCTGAGGGGCTTACGCGCGGGAGGGTAGCGGCGGGCGTTGTGCGAGAGGTGAGGGACAGAATAGAAATGATGGAGCACAAAAAAGCCCGCCGGGTGGCGGGCTTGCTTCGGCTATCCGAAGATTGGCCAATACGGCCAGTGCAAAATGACTAATTCCATAGCTTTTAATAAAACTTCAAAAAAAGCTAAGGCTAGTTCTAAGTTCTTCATTTCTCCCCCTATCGCCTATGCGATTGTTGGGAGACTAGCCACAATATGTAAACAACGCTTGAATAAAGCATCATTTTTGATATCTTGGACTTAAGCGTTTAGGGTCCGAGGCTAGCCTTGGGGTCTAAAGTTCGAAATTGCCTCGGCTGGTACCCGGGGCTTTTTCACGTCCGAAGAAAGCTTTCCTCGTTAGGCAAAGACTATATATACCCCATGAGAAAATCAATTCAAGCATATGTGGTATTTTTTCATCCACAGGTTATTTACAGTTAGTGCCCAACTCTACCCTCGGAAATAAAAAAACCGCCTTCTGACATTGGGTAGGTTTATACGTTATCTGCAAAACAACTAAACAAGAAAGCCCGCCGATTGGCGGGCTTTTGTTTGTTGCTGGCTTACCAGCTGATGGCTTCTATCACTTCGCGCTCTTCGGCTTCAAATGCCGCGTCGAGTTGGTCCTTTAGATCCCAGCTTTTTTGATAGATCTCCTCGATGTGGCTGAGCGCTGCCAGCGTTAGCTTGTCGATCTCTGACGCTGTGAGTTCACGATTGACGTTTTGCAGGCCTCGGAACGTTAGTGTGGCGTCTGGCTGACCGGCGACGATCAGGCGTTGTGCCTGGGCCTGCAGGCCGAGCAGGTTGATTTGATCTTGGGGGCGCGTCTGGACGGTGTCGGGTTCGCCGTTGATTTCGTATTCGAGGCCTTCGGCGAAGGCAGTATCGCGGGCGTTGTCCAGCTCGGCGCGCTTTTGAGCGGCGAGGTCGGCGAGGGGGATGGGCGGCGGGTCAGTAAGAACTGGGTAGCCGTTTTCATCTGCCGTTATACGCTTGATACCTTGCCCATTGAGCAGCTCTTGATGATAGTCGTCACTGATTTCGACAGCGTCCGCAGGCAAGTTGCAGTCAGGGTTGGGCACTTCGATCATTGGCGGTTTGATGGATTCGTCGCGCACCTTGATCATCGGGGCTTCGCCTTCGCCCTGGTGGTCAGGGTCGGGCACTTCGATCATCGGCCACTTAAACGCTGGATCGACAATGTGCATCGTTTTGGCACCGAATAGCTCGCTGCTGTAGAACGTTCCTGTTGCTTCGCTATAGTAGTTTTTCATTTCACCATCCCGTAACGATGTACTTAACAATAACGTTTGGCGTCGTCACGACTGAGTGAACAAATATGCTCATCGACCCGTTATTGATTGGTTTGTAGCTAATATCTGTATCAGCAGGCGTATCCGACAGGATTGCGAGCGCTACACCTGATATGCCATTCGGGAATGTTGTCGCGAAATTTGCTGTACCACCGTTAGCAACGTTGGCACCTGTATTAATAATCACTTGCCCTGATTGCTGTATCCAGCCGCCGGGTAATTTGCAGTAGCCGTTGACGGCTAGAGAACGGGGGAAAGCACTGGCCAGATTCCCCTGGTGGTAAGCCCCCATGGCATCCCGAACCTGGGCGGGTGTAGAAGGGCGCATGTAATCGCCGCCAATAGTCTGGGTAGTGTAAATACCAGCAATATTCGCGTTTGTGCTTGCGAAGCTGCTACGGAATAATCTTGCCCATGTATCCCCTGATGCGTTACGAGTCATTAAGGTGTTAGCGGTAGCTGCGTCAGTAGCAGATAAGTTAGGGACGTTGCTTAAACCTACGTCTGCCTTAGTAGTGCCTGTTGCACGTAAAGAAGCGGTGCCTGTTAAGCCCGCCCCATCACCGTTAATCTTCCCTTTAAAAATGGCGTGACCGCTAAAATCCAGCTCAAAGACAACCACCCAACGAATAGTTTCACCTTTAACCACTGCCTTATCGGCACGTTCTACTGTGAAATTACCTGTACCGGAATCATTCTGTGCCACGATACGCCAAGGTCGTCCGGGTTCCGTCGCAATATTACCGTCTGCACCAAAGGCAATCCCTGCATTACCCGAGCCGTCGTTATTGAATAGCTTGTGACTACCTCGCCCCCACAATAGTTGGTTAAGGTCTAAATCCCCCTCTGCGTGGCCGTGTTCTTTTGCTGCATAGCGTTCGTCGTGGTCGCCGGACTGGCGGTGGTCATTCATCGCCTTGGCTTGCAGCAAGATATTAGTAGCGGTAGAAGTGCGCTGTGCGGTGGTACCCATGGTTGCCGATGCGCCCAGGCCCAGATTACTACGGGCTTGGCTTGGGCTGGGCAGGTCGCTTAGGTTGTTGCCGCGCTGCGGGTACCGGTCGTCGTGGTCGCCGCTTTGGCGGTGATCGTTCATCGCTGCCGCTTGGAGTAACAGCGTGGTACTTGCCGAGGTGCGCAGGGCGGTATTGCCCAGCGTTGCTGAGGTGCCAAGCCCTAGATTGACGCGGGCGGTAGCGGGGCTGGTGAGGTCGGCAAGGTTCTGGTTTTTGCCTAGCCGCGTGTTGGCGTTGTCGTTTGCCGCTTTCACGGCGCGGGGCGTTGCCGCTTGGTTTTGCGCGGTGCTGTCGGTGGCATTGCTGAGGGTGACGACGCCGGGCGTGGTTAGGCTGGCCGGTGGGTTGCTAAACGAAATATCGCCGAAGGTTAGTGAGGCGGTGGGCAGATCGGCGAAGATTATGTCGTTTGTCAGTAGCAGCGTGGCAGCCGCTGACTTTTCAATGATCGGCTCTTCCTGGCCGTAGACCGCAAAGAGGGTGCCAAACTCGGTTATTAAGCCGAAGCCTCGCACGGTGTATGTATCGGGGCCTTCGTCCTTCGCTGTTACGCTGATTGTGTCTTCGGCGACTACTTCGCCCGCAATGCTAGACACGCGCTTAATCTCATCGGGTAGCGCGGTCATCGCCTTGCTGGGCGTGAACACTGTTTCAGTGAAGGCAATATGGGTAATTTCGACCGGGCCGGTGCCGGTATTGTCGGCATTAATAAGTTCGGCACGCCCAGCGTTGGTAACGGTAATCTTGAGCGCCATTTTATTCCTCGATCTGTAAGCGTCGATAGATGATTGGGCGAGCAGCGGCGTAGGTTCCGATGCCACCGGTGGCGGCAATGCCTGCTATCAGCGTGAAGTGAGAGCGCACCGGCTTTACGCGGTGCACCTCTTGAATGATGTCGTCTTGGAGTTCTGCGGCGTTGTTGTCGCCACGCACGGTAAGCACTAGCTCGAAGGTATGCGGTATCCCTTTGGGTTCGGTTTGCCACCATTCGCGGATGGCCACCCCGGCGCCGAAGGATTCAACGACGCTGCGTACTGATTGCACGGTTCCCCGGCGGCGGTGGATCTCGACGGCTTGGCGTATGCGTTCGCGTTTAATGCGCTCCGACCAGTAGGGCTTCCAGGCGGCGACGCCGAGCGACCATGCGAGCCAGGGCAGCAGCTCAGTGGGGCAGGTGTCCGGGTTCCAGAGTGTGCGTAAGGGTGTGGGCACTTTCGATACGCGGGCGGCTACTTCGGATAGGCCGCGTTCCAACTTGGTGGCATTGGGCGGTAGCAGATGGTTATTCATCGACACCCCCATCTTTCAACGTAATGGAGGTGCAGTGCGCGGCTTGCTGACGATCCACCATGATGGTTTGCGTTGGACTGGCGAGTTCGACGCGCTGGACACCGGCGCGGTGCAAGGCGGCGTAGACGCCGGAGAGGGTGATATCCATGCCTAACCGGTGTTGGCGGTCGGCATACTTTTGAGCCTCATATCGGGCTTCGGCGAGTACGACCTGGCTGTCTGGTCCTGGGTAGAAAAAGAGCGTGGCGTCTATTTCATAGCTAACGATGTCGGCGCCTTGAACGATAACGTGATCCGTTAGTGGTCGTACATGCTCAGCACTGACAGCTTGGTCGACCGCTTCAAGCAGTTCGGGTGGGGCGGTGCCGTCGCCTTCGCGCGCTAGAACAGTAACGACCACATCGCCGGGGGTTGGGCTGGTGGCACTGGCGTCTAATACGCTGCCGCTGGCTGATAGGGCATGGAAAATATAAGCGCCTTCTGGCCCGGCGGTTGATAGCCCTTCGAGTGATAGCAGAATACGTCGGCGGAAGTCTGCGTTGGTTTCGTACTCGGGCGGGACCGGCGGGATGGCGTCGGGGTCGCCTGCGTAGGTTTGCAGACGCTTGACGTTGAACAGTGCGCCGAGGTTATCGAGGTCTTCATCTTCGGCGTAAGCGAGCATGACAGCGCGGGCGGCTTCGTTGACGCGCTGGCGAACCAGCATTTCCCGGTAAGCGGCGACTTCCAGAATCTTATAGGAGGGGTCGGATTCTGCCGGGACGTTCAGCTCTGGGAATCGGTAGGCGAGGTCGTCCAGCAGCTCGGCCAATATGGTTTCGTAGTCGATAGCTTCAACGATACGCGGTACGGGTAGCTGCGATAGATCAATGGCAACGCTCATGCGATGGGCACTCCGGCGGTGATGGGTTGGCCGTCGGTGGTTTCGCCGATTAACTCCATGACGGCGGCACCGGGCGCGGTGGTGCTGACGATGCGGCGGGTACCGGTAATGCGAACGCGAGGTTCCCACTTGCTAACGGCGATCACGGTGGCGGCGTAAATCTGCATAAGCAGGGCATCGGTCATGGGCATATCAAGCAGTTCGGGGACTAAGCTGCCGTAGTCGCGGCGCATGACGCGGCTACCGATGGGCGTGGTGATGATGTCCGCGATGCTTTGGCGGATGTGCTCGATGCCGTCGAGCTTTTTGCCGGTTTGCGCGTTGATGCCTGTCATTACGTGGGCTCCCCTGTATTGCTGCCGCCGGATTGCACACCGCCGTGGGTGTGATCGCTGCCAACGTTTTTACCGTTGTGGCTCAGCTCGCCGCCGTTTTGCTGGTAGCTGCCTTCGCGCTGCATATCGCCCTGGTGTGCGATGCTGCCCATCCATTGGGTGCCGCCGGGGGCGTGTATCTCGATAGAGCCAGGCAGGTTGATGCGCAGCACGCTGCGCGCGTGGTCGTATTCAATCAGCGCGCCGTCGGGGTATTCGCGGCTGTTTTTGCCGGGCTCGTTACTGGGTGGCTGTGCGCTGAGCTGGAACAGGCTGGGCATGGCGACGCCGTTAGCCAGATCCCCGCCGGGTGACAAGATCATTACCTGCTCGCCCACCGTGGGCGGGTTCCAATCGCGGGTAGTGCCTGCGCGGCCATTCGCCCAGGGCAGCCAGCCTGTGAGCAATTGCCCAGAGCGCACGCGCACGGCGGGCAGGCGTTTATCGAGTTCGCCGTGGTCCACCTCGGCGATTACGCCAAAGCGGAGTAGGTTTTCAATCAGGCGGAGTAATTCGGCGACGTTATTCATGCCGCCAATGCTGCGGCGGTTACGCGCGAGAGGGTAGCGGCTAGCGTTGTGCCAGCCGTTCAAGACAAGCGACGGTTACGAACCGGGCGGGGTGAGGTGGTTTAGCACGCTGTTGGCAATGCGGTTTTTGTCGACGGCGGTGATGCCTACCAGTTCGCGGCGAGCGTATTTATGCATCGGGCCGCCGGGTTCTACGCGGTCGCGCAGGCCGTAGTGGTGAACGCGGGCGATTTTGGCGACGCGCCCGGCAAACTGGACGGCCGCCTCGTCGGCGGTGGTCTTGATCTTGAGGTGTTTGGCCGTGCGTAGCTTGGTGAACATGGCCTTGCGGCGGATGGCACCGCGTCGCCCGCGTAGTTGAGTGCGTGGCTCAAATGGGGTGCCGTCGGGGTTGGTTTGGGCCTTGATGCGCTCGCGGTTTGCAATGCGCAGATCCCGGGCGACCTCGCGAGCGAGAACGCGGCGTTCTCTGGGGCTGAGCTTTTCAATTAGTGGCGTTAACCATTCATCAAGCTGCTGCGGGTCGACGCTCATGCGGGGCTATCCCACTCGGCGGCGGTAGTGTAGTCCGTGTCGCCGGGGTGTTTGATGTTGAGCTGCCAATGCGTTGCGGGGCATGCGTCGGCGGAGTAGGCGGGCATGCGGTGCTCTGAATCAATGCTGCCGGTTTCGCAATTGACCAGGGCGACGACGCGCTCGGTGAGACGCACGGTTAGCGCGAGATCCCAGTGGGTGTTGTTGAGGATTTCGGCCTCGATCTGGACGGCTTCATCTTCAACTAAATCGGGCTGGTAGGTATTGAGCCATTGCAGCAGCGGAACCATGACGGTGTCGAGCGAGCCGCTATAGTCGGTGATGAGGATCTGGGCGTCGACGCGGTACTCGTGACTGAGATTGGTGCCGCGCGCGAACTTAATTTTTCCATCGTTAACGAAGGTGTGGAGCTGCTCGGGATTGCGGCGCAGCTCTTCGACCGATGCGAGCAGGTGGGCGCGTAAGGATTGGAGTTTGATCATTCGAGGCTTTCCACTAATCCGTTATGACGGGTTGCGCAGCGGTGATATTCGGTGGCCCACGCGCTCATGGTGAGCGCTACATCTTCGCCGGTGCCGGTGCTGAGCAGTGGCAGTACGCTAGGGCAGCGCTGCATTAGGTTCTGTTGGTTCTGTGCCGGTGGCGGCGTGGTTGAGCAGGCGGATAACGTCAGGCTCAAGGCACACGCGCTGATAAATCGGTTTCTGGATTTCACGGATGATTCCCCTATCGATGATCCGCTCGTTTGCACTCAGCTCGGCGAGGCGCGTTTCGACGTTCGCGGCGATCTCAGATTCACGTGCGAGCCCGGCGTCGATGGCTTGCTGGGCTGCGCGCTCTGCTGTTAAGGCGTGGCTGTCGTTCTGCCAGCTGGATATTTGCCAGCCTGCGGCGAAGGTGGCGGCCAGCGCGGCGGCGCTGGCTAGTAGGGTGAGGCGGTTCATGCCGCCAGCCCTACGCATACCGCGCTCACCAGCTCATCGCCTACTGCTTTTACACAAGCGTCGATATTTTCGAAGTAGCTGGCCAGGTCACTCGGGTTGGTGATGAAGAACAGCTCGACGATGATGCCGTTACCTCGATTGATGAATGCTAAACGACTGTGCTGCCCCGAGGCCTCGCCTTTCGCGCCGCGGTTGGCAATCCCGAGCGTGCTTGAAATGGCGGCACAAAGCGCATTGCCTAGCGGGTAGTGGTGACCTGCGCTGAGTGTCTCAACGCCCGTGGCGGTAGGGCTTGAAAACGCATTGCAGTGAAACTCGACGGCTACGTCATGTGCGGCCGCTTCGTTGGCGGCGACCGTCAGCGGCAGGTTTTCCCCACGCTGACCATCTTTGCCAAAAAACACTTTATCGCGCAGGTAGTCGGCGAGCTTGTCGCGGAATTCGAGCACAATCTGTGCCTCGGTATAACCATTACCGACGGCGCCAGGGTCTTTGTCGCTATGGCCCGCTGAGATAAAGAGGGTCTGTGTTTGAAGTGCTGCGTATTTGATGGGTGCGTTCACTCTATAGCCTCCGTAGCGGGCGGATAAGGTGGGCGACGTTGCCGCCAGTGCGGACTAGGCCGATGGCCAGCGCGACCATGGCGGCGTTGACGATCCAGCGCCCCGCGAAGCTGGGCGGTGGGCCGAAGATAGCGACGCAGGTGGTGGCAACGATAATCATCCATGCCAATAGAGCGACGCCTGGGCGGTAACGGCCCGCACGGCGGCGGAACGTTAGTAGCCGAGCTATGACGACGAGCGCGGCGGTGATGGTGATCAGGTAGGTAATGCTCATTAGCGCCCCCCTAGCCATTTCTTGAGGTCGAGCGTTTTTACTCCTTCGATTGCTCGTAGCCCTGCGGTGACGGATACGGCGGCGGCGATAAACGCCGCGACGGCGGTGTGTTCCAGCATGCCGCCGAGCGTTGCCGGGCCGCCGAGGTAGCCGATGCAGAATGATATAAACAGGTATACAAGCCGCTCGATCAGGCCGAGTTCTTTAGCGCTCATTACGAACAGCGTGGCACCGCAAAACGCGCCGACTACTGCGTTTGCGTCGATGCCGGGTAGCAGGCCGATCACCATGGCGGCGATGCTTGCGGTTCCGGCGGCTGCCATGGTTGACGGTTCTGCCATGTGATCCCCTTATCTTTTTTCTCAGCTCCAAAGCTGAATTTTTGGCTTCTTGGTTTCGCGGGTTTCCGGCGGCGGCGGGAGCGTGACCGGAGTTCCTTCTTTGAGCACCGGGCCTTGTTCAGCCAGGTGTGGGTTTAGCTGCAGCGTTTGCTCTGTTATCGCGGCGGTTTTGCCGTACACGCGGTAGAGCAAGGCGTCTAACGTTTCGCCCTGATGGGCGCGGACGATGCGGTTCATATCAGCTCGACCGTGGTGTGATTGCGGCCGGTGAGTTCTGCAATTGCCCAGCGTGCATCGGCGCGGTAGTCGTCGGCGGCGAGGTCTTTGGCTTCGCCGCGTTCGTCTCCTTTGCCTGTGGCTGAGGCATCGCGGTAGCGCTCTAACAGATCCGCTTGGGCTTGGGCGTAAACGGCGCGCAGGTAGAGCAATTGCAGGTCGCCGGGTGATTGCCAGGGCTCGATGGGTACTTCGTCTATCGTGGTGCGCCCGCTTTCCTGCTGTTCATACTGGTAGCTGGCCAATTGGCGGTTGATATCAGCTACGGCAGCGCGGAGTGATTGACGAATGCGCGGTGGCGTGACGTTGTGCACGCGCTCTTCTTCGCGGAATTCGTTGGGGTTGATCTCAGGCCAAAAGCCATTATTGGCTATGGGCTCTAGCGGGGTGATTGCTGGACTGGTGCCGTGGGCGATCATGGGGCCACCGTGTTAAAGAAGGGGGTGGACCACTTCGCGCTGGCTAAAAAGCCTTGCTTAGCGGTGCCCCCTTGCCGTCGGGTGCGACTCGGTTTTAGCAATCAGGCGGTGGCCTGTTCGCCCTGTTTTTTGATAGCGCTTTCTAGCCGCTGGATATCCTGCTTTACGCCAATTTTTTCATTCAGCTCTAACGCGCGCTTGAGCTGTGCCAGTGCGCCTTCGGCATCTTCGGCGGCTCGGAGTGCGTAGCCGTAGCTTTTATGCACTTTTGCTTTGATCTGGTCGTGCATATCGGCATCACCGACGATGGCCACGCAGCGGGCCATGACGTTGGCGAGCGCGTCGGCATCGGCACCTTCTTTTTCGAGCTGCGTTTTGACGCCTTCGGCGATCTCTTCCGCGAGGATGCTTACGGTGTCACGGTCGAACTGGTCGGGTGTGTCGATACCGTGCTTCATGGCGTAGGCTCCAATTTCTAAGGCTTTCTCAAAATCACCGATATCAATGCACCAGATCATCAAGGTCATGAGCACGTCGTCTTTGGCTCCGTTGCCTTCTGCTAACACGCCGGTGATGTAGGGCATGAAGTCGGGCAGCAATTCGCGCTTCTTCTCGATTTTGGCTTGCGTCGATTTGATGGTTTTTAGGGTTCGGCGCGCTTCGTAGAGAGCGTGCGCGTGTAGCTCGTATTGCTCGCCTTGCTGCTGCTCGCCTGGGGTGGCAGCGCCCGCCGCTTTCGCGGCGGTCACTTGTTCAAAATGCTTGCGGGCTGGGCTTTTCATGACTTCCCCTTAGGCCATTTCGATGTTTTCTACGAGACAGCCGAAGCCGTAATCCTCAACGACATAGGCGTCGTTAGAGCTTTCGTAGTTTTCGATACGCTTACGCTTGGGGTTGTCCAGTACGTAGCGACGGCGGCTGCCCAACTGCCAGTACAGCGACAGGTTGGTCAGCGAGGTGATGAGAATGGAGCCGTCAGGTACGAACGGGGCACGCACTGCCTGGAGGCCACCGACGCGCTTTTGGCTGATGATCAGATCCAAAGCACGAGCTTCGGTGGGCGTTTCGGCATTCTGTTGGATTAGCGGGAAGTATTTATCCGCCAACATTTTGCGGCCCATGATGGCGACGAGGTCGGTGTCTTCGCGGTACCAGGGGTCGATCATTTCGTTGACCGCGTCGAATACCAGCGCATCGAGGTTTGTGTAGTCGCCATCGGCACCTACGGTGACTTTTCCGGCGACGGCGCCGCCGGTGAGTACGCGGGCGTTGGCATCTTCGCGGTACTTTTGCAGCCAGCCTTTGTTGACGTCTTGCAGCATGGGGTTAGTGGTGCGGTCGGTTTCGGTAGCGACGTTGGTACCGTTAAAGCCGACCATAATGCGGTCGAGCGCTTGGCGGCGAAGGATGGCGTTACGCACGCGGGCTTGAAAGTCAGGGAAGCGCGCCCAGGCGTCGAGCGATGCCCATGGAATATGGGTGTCAAATTCAGTGCTAAAGCATTCGTAGGTGTTTTCGGTCAGCGCTGTGAGATTGCGGGTTTCGCGCTCTTTTACTTCTACGTTGGTGCGACCAGCGATTGGGCCAGAGACGCCGACCCCTACCTTTTGCCCTTTGATTTCGTCAACACCGATCATGTTGATGCGGCTAAGGAAGTCGCTGGACTCCTGCATGGTCGATTCAAGCGTTTGCTGAACGCTGGGCTCGACGTTGAATTGCTCGCTCGCGCTGTTTACGCCGCTTAGCTGTGCTAACCGATCCCGGTACTGATTGAACTTGATTCGTGTGTCGTTGCGCATTGGTGTTTTCCCTTGAATTTAGTGGCTCTGGCTGCTGGCTATTGGCTGGCCAGGGTTAGCAGTCGGTTAGCTGTTCACCGCCACCGGTGGCCGGGGCGCGGTATGAGGTGTCAGGCGTTTGGTCGAGCTTGGTGTACAGCTCATCGAAGCGTTTTTGCAGGTCGTCGTGATCGGCTTTCAGCTGGCTGAACTGATCGGCGGTGGGTCGGGTTTCAAGCTCGGCATTCATAGCGTCGTGACGCTTTGCGAACTCTTCAAACGCGCCTTTGATGTCAGCGCCGAAGGCTTCAAAGCCTTTGTTAGTTTTGGCGTCCTGACGGCTGAACAGGCTTTTAACGAACTCGCCGATGCTGGGCTTGGGCGTTTCCTCTTCATCGAAATTCAATTCAACTTCCACGGCAGCACTGAATACGTTATCGGCATGCTGTTTGCGGCTGGCCAGCGGGGAAGCTGCGCCGGAATCGCGGCTGAACTTGATCATTTCGGTACCCAGCGAGGCGGGAGAGTCCGTTACTGCCAGACCTTCGAGGTAGGCTTCGCCGGTGTCGCTGAACTTGGGGTTTACTTCAATGGAGCTGTAAACTTTTTGGCGCTTTTTGTTCATCGCCTTGAGTTCGTCGGTGGGGTCGATTTCGGCGAACAGGGCGAGCTTGCCGTCTTCCACTTCGCGGGCTTCAACTGAAAGCACATCGCCCAGAGCATTGAAGATGCTGTCTGCCGTTAGGCCACGGATGTGCTCCATCCAGACGCGGGCGCCGTATTTTTTCGGGTCGTAATTAGTGGCCATCTGCTCAATCCATTCACGTTGGATCTCGCGGCCGTCTGTGGTTGCGCCTTCTGTGGCGACGCGGAAGAACTTGGGCATGTTGGGCATCCTGAGCGGGTTGGCTGTTCGATAGCGCTCAGGTTCCGCGTGTATGCGTTTTGGCTCAACGGTTGCGCGTTGTGCGGATTATCCAAGACAAAGCAGGGCAGGCGTGGGCATCGCGCGCGACGGGTACGCTTGCGACATGACGACGACAGCCCCCGACTTGATCCCCAGCGCGACCGAATCACCGCGCATGACTGCCCGCCACCTGTATTGGCAGGGGTGGCGAGTTGCGCGTATTGCAGAACATATTGGTGAGAAGCCAGCCACCGTGCACAGCTGGAAAGCCCGTGACCGGTGGGAGGATGCGACGCCGACCGAGCGCGTCGAGCACTCGCTTGAAGCGCGGATGGTGCAGCTAATTGCGCTGCCCGAAAAGGAAGGAAAACACTTTAAAGAGATTGACCTGCTCGGTCGACAAATTGAGCGGCTGGCCAGGGTTCGTAAGTATCACGAAACGGGCAGCGAAGCGGATTTAAACCCGAATATCGAGGCGCGTAACGCGGGGCCGAAACGCAAGCCAAAGCGTAACGCGCTGGATGATGAGCAGATCGAGGCGCTGGAAGCGGCGTTCTTAGATTCGCTGTTTGAGTATCAAGCAGTCTGGAATGAGGCGGGGCAGAAGCACCGCATTCGTAACATCCTCAAAAGTCGCCAGATAGGGGCAACGTGGTATTTCGCCCGAGAGGCCATCGTCGATGCGTTCAAGCATGGGCGTAACAAAATCTTCCTGTCTGCCAGCCGTGCCCAGGCGCATATCTTCCGCAACTACATCGTTCAGTTCGTTAAAGAGACTTGCGATGTGGAGCTTAAAGGCGATCCGATTGTTTTAGATAACGGCGCCGAACTGCACTTCTTGGGTACCAATAGCAAGACGGCGCAGGGCTACCACGGTGACGTTTATCTTGATGAGTACTTCTGGATTCACCGGTTTGCCGAGTTCCGCAAAGTCACCAGCGGCATGGCGATGCATAAGAAGTGGCGGCAGACGTATTTTTCTACGCCGTCAAGTGTTGGCCACGAGGGTTACCCGTTCTGGAATGGTGATCTTTTCAACAAGCGCCGAAAGAAATCAGAACGCGCCGAGTTTGATGTTAGCCATGAAGCGCTGAAAGCCGGGAAGCTATGCTCCGATGGTCACTGGCGTCAGATCGTTACCGTATTGGATGCCATGGAAGGCGGCTGCGATCTGTTCGACCTTGAACAGCTGCGCCTTGAATACTCGCCAGAGGAATTCGACAACCTACTGATGTGTGGGTTTGTTGATGATAGTCAGAGCGCTTTCCCGCTGGCCGTGATGAAGGCCTGCATGGTGGATAGCTGGGAGGTTTGGGACGACTACCGACCATTCGCACCGCGACCGGTGGGTGATCGTGAAGTCTGGATTGGTTACGACCCGACCGGGCAAGGCGAGGATGGCGACGGCGCTGGGCTTGTTGTAGTTCTACCCGCGCGAAGCAGCGAGGAAAAGCACCGCGTGCTGGAAAGACACCGGCTCAAGGGGCAGGACTACGAAAAGCAAGCCGAGTTCATCAAATCCTTTCGCGACAAATACAACATTGGGCATATCGGCATTGATACCACCGGCATTGGTGGAGCGGTGGCTGAGTATGTCGAAAAGTGGTTCCCAACAGTTATCCGGTACCGCTATGACGTCGCGCTTAAAACTCAAATGGTGCTGCAGGCTCAGCAGATCATCCGCAAAGAACGGCTGGAATTTGACGCGGGTTGGTCGGATCTCGCCGCGTCGTTTATGTCGATCAAAAAAGAGCTGACGAAAAGCGGTCAGCAATTCACTTATAAGAGCGGGCGCAACCAGGCGACCGGTCACGCCGATTTGGCGTGGGCGACGATGCACGCGCTGCAGTTCGAACCTATCGACGGCCCCGCAAATGAAGGTGTTGGGCAATCCTTAATGGAGATTTACGAATGACGACGACCGCTGCGGCCAAGCCGCGAATTCGCGTGCCTGCATATCAGACTGAGACGGCCGCCCCAGCGGTGGCCACCGGTAGTGGGCGAATGGAGGCATTCACGTTTGGCGACCCCGAGCCGGTTACTTCAATGCGTGACGTTTGGTATGAGGGGGTTTGGCTTACGCCTGATGAATGGTACGAGCCGCCGATCCCGTTGAGCGTCTTGGCTAAGAGCTACCGGGCGACGCCGCACCACGGCAGCGCAATGCAAGTTAAGCGGAACATTTTGCTGAAAACGTTTGTGCCTAACCAGCTGTTAAGCCGTCGGGATTTCAGCGCGCTGGCGTTAGATTATCTGGTGTTCGGCAATGGGTACCTTGAGGAAGTGAAAGGGCGGCTAGGGCGGCGGCTGGCGTTGAAACATCGCGCGGCTAAGTATATGAGGCGGGGCGATGATGATCGGTACTGGTGGATACCCAACTACATGGAGCGCACCGAGCTACCAGAAGGGCGAACCATTCACCTACTTGAACCTGATATTGATCAAAGCATTTACGGGGTGCCGGATTATATCGGCAGCCTTCAAAGCGCTTGGCTGAATGAAAGCGCTACGCTGTTTCGCCGCCGGTACTATCTGAACGGTAGCCATGCCGGTTTTATCATGTACGTTAACGATGCAGCGCACGATCAGAAAGATATAGACGATATGCGCAAAGCGCTGAAAGACAGCAAGGGGCCGGGCAATTTCCGAAACCTGTTCCTTTACTCACCGAGGGGGAAAAAAGACGGCGTACAGATCATCCCGGTTAGCGAGGTGGCGGCCAAAGATGAGTTCTTATCCATCAAAAACATTACTCGGGATGATCAATTGGCCGGGCATCGAATCCCGCCTCAGCTGATGGGCATCATCCCCCAGAATACCGGCGGGTTCGGTGACATCGAGAAGGCGGCTCGAGTATTCGTGGCCAACGAGCTTGAACCGCTTCAAGCGACGATGCGCGAGATAAACGAGCATGTGGGCGAAGAGGTGGTGAAGTTCGACCCTTACCGGCTAGTAGATCCCGACGCTGACTAAATTGACCCACTAAATGATGCCGCCCACCTGGGCGGCTTTTTTGTGCGCACACACATGAAGCCAATTTTTAAATGATACGCATTAGCTCTTTTATTAGCTCTATTATTCATTTTAAGCACTGCTATTCTGCCCCTGTCCCGACCACTCGCAACATTAGAACGCGCCCTGTGCGAGCTGTACGGCCTACCTACCCACCAACCGCCGCGACCCTCGCCGCGCTATCGTCACCCCGCCCCGCCCGCGCGCTAAATGTAGTGGTTTTTATGCAGTGTTCCGGCATGGGCTCAGGCCGCGTAGCTACTGGGCGGAAGGGCTGTTATAAGGGGGTGTTTTTTTATGCGTTTTCATGCGCAATTATGCAGTTTTTGCACTGGTTAATCAGACGGCGTGAGGTAATGCGCGGCGAGCATTTCAAGTATGGGTTTACGGTGGGCTTCCCAAATTCGCTCATCGACTAGGCCCGCAAGCGCGGTGGGCATTTCGGCATAGGTAAGCCATAGCTCTTCAGTTTCGAATGGCGTTAAGCCGATCTGTGCACCTTGATTTTGTAACCGGGCATCGAACTGAATGTAGCGCTCATTGCTCTGGGTATAATGGATTTTGTAGTTGAAGCGCTTCAT